ACCGTGCTTGACCTAACATCAGTTTGGCTTCTGCTAATGCCCATTGTCTTAGCCATGGTCCTGTATAAGTGTCTTTAACCAATATATCATCAGGCATATAGTTGTATACATGTAAGTATACCTCTGTATCACTTTTAATACGTCGATTAATTATAATTGTATGATTGTGCCGTCTATATTGAAATATGTACTCATAACCCAACATCTTACCTAATGACTCTACAAACCCTGAGTATAATTCAAAGGTTAATAGACCACTAGACCTTGCGTGATGTAACATGTACGTATTAAGATATCCTGCTTCAAAAGGTTCGAAGTTTGGACCGGTGTCCATTGACTGACCCGAACTGCGCCTGTAAATATCCCTAACATCGATAACGATATCCGGTAAAACATATTCATTTTGGTTTTCATTTAAATTTAAAACCATAAATGATTCTTCAACCGCAGAATCAGACCGTTGACGGAATTTATCTAAGGCTTTCTGAACACTAAGTTCATAGTGTTCAGGATCAAGCTCTACATCAACCATTCCTCCGCCAAGCATAAGTTCTACTTCTTTTGAAAGCTCTTGACGATTATTAGCCAATTGTTAATTCCTTAGTTGTCGTCTTTTTCTTCTTCTTCGTCCGAATCTTCTTCTTTAAGTTCGTCATCATCTGAATCTTCATCAGATGCTTCATCAACTTGCTCTTCGTCATCTTCTGTAACTTCTTCAGTTTCTTCGGTTACTTCTTCGTCCACTTCTTCAGTTACCTGACGGTCGATCTCAGCATTAACGAGATCCATAACTTGCTCTTTAATACCATCAAGATTGTATTGTGAAGAAAATGTATCAAATGCTTCGGTGACTTCACGTCTAACCTTTACACTTGTATCATCATTTTTCTCATCAAGCAAATCAATATAAGACCTTAAAAGTTCTCCTGACATAATTCAACTCCTAAAATTTATTCATACACCCATACAGGATGTGTTATTCTATTTATAAGTTTTTACAATAATCCAATGTTGATTCATTGCACCATTGAGTTTAATTGCGGTAGTTTTAACTTCATTCTCAAAAAACTTAAGAGCTTTTGCACGTGAAATAAGTACATTTTTCAGTTGCTCTTTGGGTTTTCTAAGTGTTTTTGCTACACTATTAATTTGATTATAGTTAAGAATTTTTTGTCCCTTAACGTCTAATCCTGAGTTATCATCAGCAATATATGCACCCAGTTTCCGTGTCTTTTTGTTATATACAAATGTTATTACTGATCCAACAATGTTTACAGGGCGTTCTGAAACAACATTAACAGTTACATCCTTATCTGCAAACTTCATCTTAGCCGCCTTTTTCTCAGCACTTACTGGCTTCTTTTTACGTGGCTGACGCTTTTGTCTACTCTCACCAATAATCATATCACAAGCATCAATGATGTCTTGTAAAAAGTTTGCATACCCATCAAGTTGTTTTTTGCTATAACATGAATATCCTTCAACAAGATCTTCATCTGTTTTCTTAATAGCACTATTAATTTCAAACAACTCTGCTTCGGTGTCCCTTTTAATGATACGTACATGAGCCTGATTTGCATCAGTTTCTCGCATAATATCCAAACAACTACGTTGTTGCATACCCATTACAAATGCGGTATTCTTTTCGAAGTAGTAATCTTTAAGTACTTCGAATTCAGCCGCAATCTCACCACTTTGTTCTTTTACTCTATCATATATGGAAGGCGCCGCCTGTTTAACTTTTGCTTTTAGATCTTTTGTCTCTTTCTTAGCACTACCAATTACAAGCAAGTCTTTGATGTATTCATTAACATGTTCAATATATCGTTGCTCTAATCCGGCCCCCAATGTAATCATTCGTGCTACCCAACATTTAGTTGGCAAAAATTCTCTATCTGGAACGGCTTTAAGTTTACTAATTTCAGGTTTTTCAAGAGTTAAAATTTGTGAGGCGTAATCAATCAAATACTGTTTGGCAAGTTTTGGCGTACCAGTATAAGCATAATAATTAAGGGCATGTGCCATTTTGCTATGCACATCTGTTTCTTGCACCCCAGCATCTTCCCATTCTGGCTCATAACCAATATGTTGTGCATCAACATCTTCCTGGGTTTTACGCTTTTTCTTCTTAGGTGTTTGCTTTAGTAAGTTGCTTGTTTTTGCTCTAGCCATTATTTCTCCATTGAATGAAATTAATGAATTAACTTAACTTCAACTATTATACTACCTTTGACGAAATAGTCAACCTTTTTATTGCTTATAAACACGTTGACTGTAATTACATCTTGAACATAATTGGCCTGAGCCTTCAATGTAACCCATTCTAGTGTCTACATGATCGCTTTTTTTAAACCGTGTTACTGCACCGCATACAACACAATCATCGTACTCGTTGGAATCGGTGTCTTCTATAGTAGATTGTTCCATGTAACTTCCTTATGCATCTACATTAAACAGATCCTCGCCCCATTCTCTGTGTCCTTCACGCCAAGCCATATTAGTTTGTGTTTCACGTACTTCTACTCTAAAACACCAAAGTCTTTCTGCTTCACCCGGACCCCACATATCAGGAATGAATACTCCGTTTACATATTTGTATAATTGATCTGCTAAACCTTCACAACCAAGTTTTGGCAAAACAGTAAGTCTAGCAATTCCTGCTTTTTCTAATTGTTTATAAAGATCCAAGTGTGGCTCATCTTCTGCTACTAATAATGTGTGATCGAACATGTCATCTAAAAAACTTTTAAGTTCTCCCATGCCACCATAATCAGCAACCCAATTTCTAACATCTAAATCATCTGTACCAAAAAAGAATCTCATACTAAAACTGTAACCATGAATAACATTACAATGGCTATCTGCTTTCCATTGTCGATAAGCAACTGGAAACTTATCCACATATTCCTTCGTACTATTATACTTGTACGTTCTAGATTGTCGATTTTCTAAGGTTATTTTACTCATGCTGGATCCTTAAGATTTCGTAATTTACCTTTAATAATTTGATCAGTACATATCATGCCAAACATATTTGCAATCGATTCTTGTTTAGGATTTAATTTTCCACCCCAATTATCTACAAATGATTGTAAAGATACTGCTTCTCGAATTCCGTCCATAATACAACCACAAATTTCTTTTAAATCGTCTGGCCAAAGACTATCTTGCATATATTGTGCATCTTCAAATGCCACATAACATCCATTAATAAAACCATATATTACACCTGAAGGATACTTAGGTTTAAATATTGCATTACTTTTTTCTTCTGCATGTACTTTTTTAGTTATTAAAGAAAACCCAAATCCATGTTCGTCGGTTATTAAAGTCATACATGTTATTGGTAAACTAACAAGCAATACTATTATTATTGCAATTATAATTTTTCCCATGTTGAATCTCCTAATTGTCTTACTTTAGCAATACATTTTCCGTATGGTGAATCCCATTCATCTGGTCCGATTAATGTTAATGCTAACTTACCTTTTTTTTCATACAGGTAATATTCTTTAAGGTGTACAGGAATAAACCCGCATTTAGCCATAGCAATTTTTTCTGCTAACTTAACTCTTTCGTCTAATTCTTGTGCCTGTTTAACCAATAGATTTGCGTGTTCTTTTAGTTTTTTTATTTGTTCATCAGCATAATGCCGCATTGCTGTTAAACTATTTTGTTTAACAACTTCTAATTCTGTACTGCCCCTCCATACTATATTTTTTCCACTCATTTCATATATAGAGTATTGCTAAAATTTTACCTGCTATTATACCAGCAATAATAGAGAAAATAATTATGCAACATATTACATAAAAACTCATTTAGTTAATCCCAGTGAATAAAATGATGCTTGCACACCTAATATTTGATTATAACAATCATATAAGCAATGATGTTTGGCAGTTTTTGGAAGTTCCATATCTGTAAGACCAAACAATGTTCGTGTATCACGTATCTGCCAATACTTCCACGGATTGCCTCGTTGTAATATTCTATTTATAGTTTCAATAATCATTATATCAAATATAGAACCATGAGCCCAAAAATGATCGCACCCTTTACAAAATATGTAAAAATCTTTTAATACATCTGCAATGTCATGCCTGTCGTCTAGGTC